CTCTTCCGATCTTGAAAAGATCGACTACACCACACAGCCAATGATTGAGTTGCGGGCTGCTGTGGACGAAATTCTTGCCCAATGGAAAGCAGGACAACGCACAAAACACGTGTATCAAGAGTTCTTTAAGATGGAGACTCTCAAGCAAGCCAAGCTCGATGCTGGCCAGTGCCGCGTTATCAATTGCATGCAACTCGCAGTTCTTATTGCTACTCGAATGCTCTTTGGAGGATTTAGCGTGTTCTTCATACGCAAGTCCTATCATGCTGGAAACGCTATGGGTGTAAACCCATTCTCAGCAGACTGGGAACTCATGTTCCAGTTTCTTAAATTCCAGAAAGTCATGGAGGGAGATTTCAAATGGTTCGACTTAACCATTGCTCATGCTATTGCCCACGTCCAGACTATCATCATCAACGAGTGGTATGGGGACGAATACGGAGTGGCACGTTTTGCCGCAATGGAGGAGTACATGAAACCCAGGATCATGGTTAAAGTCCCATCTCTTCCCCTGGACATCCAATTAACTCCCGCTGAGTTTGCAGCCAAACACAACATCACGATTGATGAGGCTTCCGCAGCTCTCTTTGAATGCTGTAAGGAATATGTTGACTGCTGGGGTGATCCAACTGACGTGCTCAAAGCATGCGTCAATGGGGACGAAAGATTCGACAAGGAGACCAGACAGAAGATGATTGATAAGATTCGTCAAGCTGGGCTGGTCATTGAGGACGTGAACAGAATGGAGTTGGCCGATTACATTGAGCGTAAGCTCATTCATCTCCTGCATGTTCCCCATTTCTTGGTGGTACAGGTGGCAAGGGGTTTCCCCTCGGGCCACTTTCTCACAGCCTTGCTAAACTCCTGGCATGTTTGTGGACTCGCGGTGTACTTCGCCACCACTGTTATTGGCTGGACAGTGGAAAGAGTTCGAGACAATATACGCATGGTCGCTCTCGGTGACGATCATGAATTTGGAGTCAGTGAGGAGCTTGCTCCTCACTTCAATTGCAAAATCTTCCAGGCTTGTCTTTCAAGCATTGGATACGTCTATACATCTGCTGCTAAGACGATGCAAATTGAAGAGTTCACCGAAATTCAAGCAGCACAATTCCTCAAGAGAGGAGTCCGGTTTGACCCCCAGTGTGGTCGTCGGGTTGCCCCTCTTGACCTCGACACCCTTACAGAAATGGGCCGGTGGATCGAAACATCTGACGCACGCGCCAAAGAACTTATGTGCGTTAAGATTGAGACCTGCTTACTCGAGCTTTCCCAGCATCCCTCTGATGTTTGGGATGCTAAGGCCCCAACTTTCTTCAAGGCTCTTCGCTATTTGGGTGTCACCCCCATTGCAAATCATCGTTCAGCTTGGCTTGAGCGAATCACCTCTATGGGTACTAAGGGTATTGTGCCTCTCACCCAGTCATATGGCGACATTGTCCCTCACGGTGTTGGTGAGAGTGCCAAGTTTACCAGAGAGGATCTCCTGGTTCACATCAATCCCGACATGATTGCCCTGCCTGCTGTTCTCCCAGCCCCCGCACCCGTTCCTGTGCTTGCGCACCCTCCTATATTCTGGTGCGCCATTTGGGCTTTGTTCGCTTTGGTCCTCTTGCCCATCACGCTTCCACTTGCGTTTCTCTTTCGCATCTGGACCAGGCCTGGCTATCTCTTGGCTACTGTTCACGTGCCTCCCAACATGTGGTGGTGGGCTGGAGGATCCTATGTGCTGGGTTACGGCATTGGTTGGGTG